CGCATTGGCGAGTTCCGCTACTCCCCGCTGAAACATGCGCTGTTCTCGTACCCGTGGGAGAGCGATGAACTGCGCGAGCCGGGGCCGCGAACCTGGCAGCGCGAGATGATGCTGGCGATCGAGGAGCATCTGAGCAATCCCGCCACGCGTCACACTCCGCTGCGCATTGCCCGGGCCTCGGGGCACGGCATCGGCAAGTCGGCCGGCATCGGCATGGTGGTGAATTGGGCGATTTCGACCTGCGAGGACACGAAGGTCGTCATCACCGCGAACACCGACACACAGCTGCGCACCAAGACCGCGCCCGAGGTGGGCAAGTGGCAGCGCCTGTCGATCACCTCGCACTGGCTCGACGTGCAGGCCACCAGCGTGGCGGTGCGCGACAAGGACCACGCGAAGACTTGGCGCGCGGACTTCGTGCCGTGGTCCGAGCACAACACCGAGGCGTTCGCCGGCCTGCACAACAAGGGCAAGCGGATCGTGCTGATCTTCGACGAGGCCTCGGCCATCGCCGACAAGGTGTGGGAGGTTGCCGAGGGCGCGCTGACCGACGAGGGTACGGAGATCATATGGATCGCCTTCGGCAACCCGACGCGAAACGTTGGGCGCTTCCGTGAGTGCTTCCGCCGGTTCAAGCACCGGTGGAAGGCGCGCCAGATCGACAGCCGCACCGTGGAAGGCACGAACAAGGAGCAGATTGCCAAGTGGGCAGCCGACTACGGCGAGGACTCCGACTTCTTCAAGGTCCGCGTGCGCGGCATGTTCCCGTCGATGAGCGCGCGCCAGTTCATCGGCGAGGCTGACGTGGCCGCGGCCTACGGCAAGGTGCTGCGCCCCGAGCAGTACGAGTTTGCGCCTAAGATCCTGACGGTCGACCCGGCCTGGGAGGGCGACGACGAGTTCGCCATCGGCCTGCGGCAAGGCCTGTCTTTCCGCATCCTGCGGACCATGCCGAAGAACGACAACGACCTGGTGGCGGCGCGCGTTATCGCCGACCTCGAGGATCAGCACCAGGCCGACGCGGTATTCGTCGACGCCGGCTACGGCACAGGCATCGTGTCGGCCGGCCATGGTATGGGGCGCGACTGGACGCTGGTGTGGTTCGCGGGGGCGTCCGCAGACATCGGGTGCCTCAACAAGCGCGCCGAGATGTGGAAGGCGGCGCGCGACTGGCTGAAGTCCGGCGGCGCCCTGCCCGACGACCCGCAGTTGCGTGACGAGCTCCAGGCACCCGAGATCGTGCCGCGTGCTGACGGCAAGGTGCAGATCGAGAGCAAGAAGGACATGAAGGCGCGCGGAGTGCCATCACCAAACCGAGCCGACGCGCTCGTGCTCTCGTTCGCCTTCCCCGTCGTCAAGCGCAACCCGCCCGACGCCTACCGCAACGACCGCGGCAGCCGCGGCGACTACGACCCCTATCGGGCGATGCGCTGACGGGGTGCGCGTGGTTCGTGCGTGCGCCCGTATCGTCGCTGCATGAATGCCACTGTCCGCCCCTGCACCGTTGCCGATTTCGAGAGCGCGCCCAACTGCGACGCGCTGCTGGCCGAGTACACCGCGGAGTCGGCCATCCCCGAGCTCGGGCCGACGGTGCGCCATGCCGACCTCGCGCAGTACAAGGCGATGGAGGCGTCCGGGATGATGCACATGCTGGGCGCTTTCCGCGACGATGGCGAGATCGTCGGCTTCCTCACCCTGCTGATCGCTCCCCTGCCCCACTTCGGTGGGCGCCTGGTGGCCACCACGGAGTCGGTGTTCGTCACCGCGGCCGAGCGCAAGGGCGGGCCGGGTCTCGCGCTACTGACCGAGGCCGAGCACCTGGCGCACGACAAGGGCGCCGTCGGCCTGCTGGTGAGCGCGCCCGTGGAGGGCCGGCTCGCGCAGATCCTGCCGCGCTGCGGCTACCGCGAAACATCGCGCGTGTTCTTCCGGGGGCTCGAATGATCCCGGCGACGCGCTTGGCCATTGCGCCGATGACGCCCGAGGCGATCGACAAGGTGCGCCAGCTCGAGGCGCGCACGGCCGAGCTCGAACAGGTCGAGATCCCGACCGACCATGTGCTGCACGGCGGCATGTACGCGCGCACGATCAGGATCCCGGCCGGCGTGCTGCTGACCGGCGCGCACATCAAGCGGGCCACGACGCTGGTGATCTCGGGCCATGTCACCGTGTTCATCGGCGCCGGCACGATCGAGATCACCGGCTACCAGGTGCTGCCGGCCAGCGCCGGCCGCAAACAGGCGTTCCTGGCGCACGCCGACACCTTCGTGACGATGCTGTTCCCGTCCGAGGCCGCGAGCATCGAAGCTGCAGAAACCGAATTCACCGACGAGGCCGACCGGCTGCTGTCCCGGCGCCAGGCGTGCGAGTCGATCACCATCACCGGAGAACCGAAATGTCTGGAGCAATAACGGCCGCCGTCGTGGTGGGCGCCGCCGCGTCCGCCTATTCGGCGAAGAAGCAGTCCGACGCGCAGAAGAAGGCAATGCGCTCGGCCGAGGCCCAAGCGCAGAAACAGCAGCAGCAGGCCCAGCGCGAGTTCAACCGCGCCAACGCGAAGACGCCAGATCTTGCCGGCATCATGTCCGGCAACAAGCGCGCTGAGGGCGCCGGCAGCACCATGCTGACCGGCCCGCAGGGCGTGAGCCAGGACGCGCTGACGCTCGGCAAGTCCACGCTGCTGGGTGGCTGACATGGCACAGGTCGAACGCGACAAGCTGCTTTCCCGCTGGGCGGCGCTCAAGAACGAGCGTTCGAGCTGGCTGCCGCACTGGCGCGAGATCAGCGAGTATCTGCTGCCGCGCACGGGGCGCTTCCTCGCGTCCGATCGCAACCGCGGCGACAAGCTGCACAACCGCATCTATGACTCGACCGGCACACGCGCGCTACGCACCCTTGGCGCCGGCATGATGGCGGGCAGCACCAGCCCCGCGCGCCCGTGGTTCCGCCTTGCCACGGCCGACCCCGAGATGATGGCCAGCGAGCCCGTCAAGGTCTGGCTGCATGACGTGCAGCGCCTGATGCTCGACGTGTTCGCGCGCTCGAACACCTACCGCGCGCTGCATTCGATGTACGAGGAACTGGGCGCCTACGGCACGTCGGCCTCGATCATCGTCGATGACTTCGACAGCGTGATCCACCACCACACGCTGACCGCGGGCGAGTACGCGATCGCCTCCGACTACCGGGGCCGCATTCAGACGCTGTACCGCGAGTTCGACCTGACCGTCGGCCAGATGGTGGGCGAGTTCGGCCGCGACACGGTGAGCCAGTCCGTGCGCACGATGTACGACCGCGGCAACCTTGACGCCTGGGTGCCGGTGATCCACGCGATCGAGCCGCGTAGCGACCGCGACTCCACCAAGCGCGACGCGCAAAACATGGCGTGGAAGTCGGTCTATTTCGAGCCGGGGTGCGAGGCGGGCCGCTACTTGTCCGAGTCCGGCTTCGAGCAGTTCCCGGCGCTGGTGCCGCGCTGGGCGGCCTCGGGCGGCGACATCTACGGCAACAGCCCGGGCATGGAGGCGCTGGGCGACATCCGCCAACTGCAGCACGAGCAACTGCGCAAGGCGCAGGGCATCGACTACATGACGAAGCCCCCGCTGCAAGCGCCCACGGCGATGAAGAACCGCGACCTGGACACCTTGCCGGGCGGGGTGAGCTTCGTCGACACAGCCTCGCCCACGGGCGGCATTCGCACGGCCTTCGAGGTGCGGCTGGATCTCAACCACCTGCTGATGGACATCCAGGACGTGAGGGAGCGCGTGCGCTCGACCTTCTACGCCGACTTGTTCTTGATGCTGGCCGGCTCCGATCGCACCAACATGACCGCCACCGAAGTGGCCGAGCGCCACGAGGAAAAGCTGCTGATGCTCGGCCCGGTGCTTGAGCGGCTGCACAACGAGCTGCTGGACCCGTTCATCGAAATGACCTTCGCGCGCCTGGTGCGTGTGGGAGCCCTGCCCCCGCCCCCGCCCGAACTGCAGGGCATGGACATCAACGTCGAGTTTGTCTCGATGCTGGCACAGGCGCAGCGCGCAGTAGGCACCAACAGCATCGATCGCTTCGTCGGCAATCTGGGCATGGTCGCGCAGATGAAGCCCGAGGTGCTGGACCGCTTCGACGCCGACCAGTACGCCGAGATCTACGGCGACATGCTGGGCGTCGATCCGCGCCTGATCGTGGCTGACGACAAGGTGGCACTGATCCGCCAGCAGCGCGCGGAGGCCGCGCAGCAGCAGGCGCAGGCCGAGCAGATGGCGCAAGGCGCACAGGCCGCCCGCAACCTGGCCGCCGCTGACACCAGCGGCCAGAACGCGCTGACCGACGTAATGCAAGCCTTCAGCGGCTACACGACCTGAGCGGGAAAGCATGCACGAGGAGAGCGTAACGTTGGCCAAGCTGCTGGAGTCAATCCCTGAACCATTCCGCGCCGCGATCCTGGCCACGGTCGTGGCGCTGCTGCGCATACTCTACGACGGCCGCGAGCCGCGGTGGGTGCGGCGCGTTCTCGAGGCGATGCTGTGCGGCGCTATCGCTCTTGGTGTGGCGCACCTCGTCGAAGCGCTTGGGATGACGCAGGGCTGGGCCACGTTCCTGGGTGCCTCGATCGGCCTCTTCGGTGCCGACCAGGTGCGCGAGTGGGGGCGGCGAATTGCAGAGAAGAGGGTGAGATGAACTTCGATGTGGCTTTCGAGAAGCTGATCGGGCACGAGGGCGGGTACGTCAATGACGCCCGCGACCCTGGCGGCGAAACCAAGTACGGCATCAGCAAGCGCGCATACCCCGACGAGGACATCGCCGGACTGACGCTCGAGCGCGCCAAGCAGATCTATCGGCGCGACTACTGGGACGCGGTGCAGGCCGAATATCTGCCCGACGCGGTGCGCTTCGACCTCTTCGACGCCGCGGTCAATTCCGGCGTGCGCCAGGCGGTGAAGTGGCTGCAACTCGCGGCAAAGGCCGAGCCGGACGGGATCATCGGCCCGAAGACCCTGCTTGCGGTGCGCATGGCCGACCCGCACTTGCTCGCCAAGCGCTTCAACGGCGCGCGGCTGCGCTTCATGACCAGCCTTCCGGCCTGGCAGCACTTCGGCAAGGGCTGGGCGCGGCGCATCGCCGACAACCTGATCGGCGCGCGATGAGCTACCAGGAGTTGCCGATGGCCTGCCGGCAGTGCGCAAACCGCATCAGCCAGTATCTCTATCCCGCCTGGAGCCACAAGTGCGCCAAGGTCAAACCGATGGTCGACGGCTGCAGATGGAAGCAGGCCCGACACCAGAACTTCGAGGAGGTGCAACATGCCGGCAACCGTGACGAAACTTGATGCGTGGCGGGCCGCGCACTCCCGCCCGGTCGTGATTGACTGCTGCCGCTGGTCGCAGGCGGTCGAAACCGTGGCGCGGGCGAACCTCGGCGCCTGGTTCACGCTCACCTTCCTGTGGCCGCGCATCCTGCTGCGCTCGGCCTTCGGGGTGTGACATGTGGCAAGCGCTGATCCCCGCGGTGGTGTCCGTGATCGACAAGGTGCTGCCGGATCCGCAGCAGGCGGCCGAGGCCAAGCTGCGCGCGCTGGAGCTCGGCCAGCGCGGCGACCTCGCCCAGCTCGACGCCGAGGTGCGGCTCGCGCTCGGGCAGATGGAGATCAACAAGGCCGAGGTGCAGACTGACCTGTTCCGGGGCGGCTGGCGCCCGGCCACCGGCTGGTGCTGCGTGGCGGGGCTGGCATACCAGTTCATCGCCCAGCCCCTGCTGCCTTGGTGCATGGCGCTTTTCGGCGCGACCGTGCCGCCCCTGCCTGCCATCGACAACGAAACCCTGCTCGTGCTGCTCACCGGCATGTTGGGCCTGGGCGGGATGCGCACATTTGAACGAGTCAAGGGCAAAGCCTGAAGGAGACTGGAAGCATGACGAAGAAACTCAAGAGCGGTACGCCGTTCGTGTACGACGAGAATGACCGCGTGGTTGGCATCCGCGATCCGCACACCGGAACCGATACGGCTCTGGTCACTGCGGTAACGAGCCCGGGTGGGGGGATTGGAATCACTCAAATCGTCTCGCTAACACAAGCACAGTACGACGCGCTCACCCCCGTGGCGACCACACTTTATGTGATCGCGGAGTAACCAAGACATGAAGCTAGGTACAAAAGAAATTCCTGCTTTGCGACTTGGTGCTGCTGCAGTGCTAAAGGCATACCTGGGGGGCAGTCAGGTATGGCCCCTCGGATTTGATCTAGCAGCGTTGTTTGCGCAAGGCGAACAGGGTGTTTGGTACGACCCTAGCGACTTCAGCACGATGTTTCAGGACGCCGCAGGCACAACCCCTGTCACTGCGGTGGAGCAGCCTGTGGGGTTGATGCTGGATAAGTCGGGACGGGGCAACCACGCCTATCAGACGACCGCGACCAGTCGGCCAGTGCTCAGGCAGGACGGCAACGGCAAGCATTACCTCTACTTCGATGGCGTCGATGACTGGTTGGTAACGCCGACGATTACGCCGGGAACGGACAAAGTGCAGGTGTTCGCGGGAGTGAGGAAGTTGAGTGATGCTACGCAGTACCAAGTACTTTTGGAATCCAGCCCTACATATAGCACTAACAACGGGGCGTTTATTCTAAGTACCTCTTGGAATGCTAGTCAGTATGCGACAGGTAGCCGCGGCACTTTCCATCTCAATTGCACCACATCACCTCTTTCAGCACCTAGAACAAATGTTGCAACAATGGTTTCTAGCATTGCAGATGATACTTTGTTGCTTCGCATCGATGGCACGCAAGCCGCCTCCAATACAGCAGACCAAGGCACAGGCAATTACCTTGCCTACCCGCTCTACATCGGTCGCCGTGGTGGTACGACGATACCGTTCAACGGTCACCTCTACAGCCTGATCGTCCGCTTTGGAGCCAACCTTCCCATTGCGACCATCGAGCAAACCGAGGCATGGATCAACAGCAATACGGGGGCGTATTGATATGTGGGTACATCGTACAATCATCGTTCCGGCAGCCATTGCGGATGCTGCACGTGCTGCTTGCGCTGGACTTGCCGGGCCGGGTGGCTCCGGTATGTTCACTACTCCACTTTCCCAGACAGGCGAGGCGCCGCCGACGCACTTCGTCAGTGCTGGTTTCATCGAAGAGCCGTTCGCGAATCTGTTGCCGCTCACAGATGTGACCTACGGCGAGGACGGCACGCCATCTACGAGCACCCGCCCCGGCAATGTCGCACTCACCGTACAGCTTGCGGCCGACGCTGAACTGCCGATCACCGAGGCCGAGGTTTCCGTGCTGCTCTCTGCTGTCGATGTGTCCGCGCAATCGGCACAGGATGCATTCGTTCGCCTTGGGTTGCAGATCATTGCCGAGCCGGAAATCTAACCCTCCTCGCGCGCCCCTCACGCGGGCGCCGCCTCCCTGACCTGGCAGGCTCCAGGCCGCCGAGACAATCGGCAGACAGCGCCCGGCAATGCCGGGCGTTGTGCTGTCTGCGCCTCGCCCTCTTCTGCCCTGTGAGGGGTGCGCGTGGTTTGCGGGCCGCGCGATACCGTGCGCCCATGAGCCATTTTGATCCTCTCGACCTGCGCGGCCAGGAGCGCAAGAAAGCCAAAGCCGAGCAGCACGCGCGCTTCGTTTCGCAGCGCGACCGGGATGACTTCAAGTGGTTGATGGATGACAAGCGCGGGCGCCGGATCATGTGGCGCCTGCTGGAACGCACCGGGGTGTTTCGGTCGAGCTTCACCGGGAACTCGGAGACGTTCTTCCTTGAGGGCCAGCGCAATGTCGGACTGATGCTGATGGCGCAGATCCACGACGCTTGCCCCGAGAAGTACACCGCAATGCTCGAGGAGCAAAAGCATGACGCAGGAAACGATGATGACGGATCAGCCGACAACGATCACTGAGGCGCCCGCATCGACCGAGGTCGGCCAGGTCGCACCCGAGGCGCAAGCCCCGGCGACCCAGCCGGCCCAAGAGCAGCAGCAACAGCAGGGCGAAGGCCAGCAGACCGAAGCGAAAGCCGAGGAGCAGGTGCCCGAGCAATACGCCGACTTCGCGTTCGAGGAAGGCAAGGCGCTCGACACCGGGCTGGCGGACGACATCAAGGCCACCGCCAAGGAGTTGGGGCTTACCCAGTCGCAGGCGCAGAAGCTCGCCGACCTCGCGCTCAAGCGCACCGAGTCGGCGCAGTCGAAGCAGGCCGAGATGCTGGCGCAGGCGCGCGACGAGTGGGCCGGCCAGGCGAAAGCCGACAAGGAGTTCGGCGGCGATGCGATCGAGGCGAACCTTGCCACGGCACGCAAGGCGCTCGACACCTTCGGCACGCCCGAACTGAAAGCGCTGCTCAACGAGTCCGGACTGGGGAATCACCCGGAGGTGATCCGGTTTTTCTACCGGTCGGGCAAGGCAATCAGTGAAGACCGCGTGATCCGCGGCGGCGCAGCAGGCCAGCCGACGGACCCCGCAAAACGCATGTTCCCGAATCAGGCATAAGGAGCCGAAAACATGAGCGCACTCGCCGCTTCTCATCCCACGCTGCTGGACCTGGCCAAGCGCCTTGATCCGGACGGCAAGATCGACGTCATCGCCGAAATTCTCACGCAGGAAAACCCCATCCTCGAAGACATGAACTTCGTCGAGGGCAACCTGCCGACCGGCCATCGCACGACCATCCGCACCGGCCTGCCGACCCCGACCTGGCGCAAGCTCTACGGTGGCGTTCAACCGACCAAGAGCACCACGGCGCAAGTCACCGACTCGTGCGGCATGCTCG